GTATAGAGCGCCGCTCTCATCGTGTGACCGCCAGATGCCGTAAAATTATGTTCTGCAACCAGAATCTCCTGTTTGAAGCTGGTGCATAATGCTTGTGTGATTGCCATCTACTCGTTCTCCTTCATTTCAGCCGTTATTTCAGCCCTGATCGTTACCCGTTCACTCAACATTGCTTGGCGCATATAGAACAATAATATATCACGAAGGCTATCTTTGTAAGCCATCACTTGCGCCCTTATCGGCTCTGGCATGTCACCACTAACGTGAATGATCTTTTCCAGGGCCATTTCCGTCAATTCTTCGGCAGAATGGCCTCTATTGCGTGTGGTGTGGACCATTACATCCCCCACCTCTGCGCTTGCAAACGGGTTTATAAGCATTACTGCACCGGAACCCTAACTTGCCCTGATCTATACATATCCTGACGGAGTTTGCCGTCGCCTAGTTCCTTCAGCTTGACCAACGCCTCTTTGTAGCGTTGTTCGTATAACTGCATCAGGTCTGGTTCCCCCTTCATAAACGTATAAGCCTCTACCAAAGTGCCGTATAGCATGGCTGATTCGGCCTCGTCACCCAACCAAGTGTTCTCTGCCGTGACGATGCTCTCTGGCTTGTAAAAATAATTTAACTGCGTCGTGTACCCACTATCTGGCGTTGGAGCCAAAAGGAACGTGTCGTGATCCCACAACGCATAAAACCTTGGAAGCCCGGTATCGGTAGTCTGGTCGAAGGCTTCCCGGATAAAATCCACGTCCTTGTTCAGCAAGAACGAATATTCCGACGACCCATTCAACACCGCCAGTGAATACGCCGCCACGAAGTCCGTAGGCGTCGTCAGAAACCTGTTCGACGCCGTCACCGTCCCCGAAGACGTTTTGCGGAATACCGGAAGCTGGACAATATGCTGAATACGATCCTCAACCTGTTTGACCATGTTGGGGATTTCAGCAACGAAGACACTCTCCGAATTCTGCGTGTATTCCTGTACGGATGCTAGAAGGGAAGTGTAGTTCATGGTTAAACCTTGAAGTTTCCGCCTCTCGTAGCCGCGCCCATACCCGTGGCTTGAACGGTTTTCTGGTTGGTCGGCATGATTCCGCGCTTGGTAATCATGCCGCCTTGGTTATAACCCTTTATTTTCTTCTTCTTGGCCTTGCGCTTTTTGCTCTTAAATACAGATTGGGCCATGTTCATCTCCTATGATGTTGAAATTGTTACCGTCCCCACCTGTCCCGAAGCCGCCGTACTTTTCAACGCGCCGACGGGGTTCCAGCCAAACAGGCTCTGGCTGTCTAGCTTGGCGAGGTCCGGGCGTGGGCTGTCCAGCGTCTGCGGATCGAAAATCTTGAATCGGCCCAACTGAAGTTGCGGGTGATCCGGGTCAAGGCACGTATCCTTGCAGACACGAAGTCCATTGCGTCGCTTGTCCTCCATTTCCCAGACAAGGTGCGCCAATGGATACCTGAACCCACAACGGTCACAGAACCCGAAGGCGTGTTTCCCTGCCGCGAAATGTTTACTGGTCATGTCAAATCCACGTCAATAAAGTCCTGCAAAGGCGTAAATATCAGGGACGCCTTGGAACGGTCCTCTGAGGCCATCAGTTCGTATTGTTCTTCGTAATGAGACTTGAGGATGGGTATCCGCGCTTCAAATTCAGGCCGTTTGAGGGCGATATTGAACGCCAGACCGGAAACAATAGCCGGAATGGCCCGTTCGGGCATATCGTTGTTGTTGGTGTTGTCGCCCAGGTCCTCAATGCGCCTGACATACCAATAATTAAACGTCTGGTCAGCGTCATTGGGTGTAGGATGCAACGTCACTGTGGGCCGGTTTTGACGGTCAATATACATACTGGTCGGGCGGCTTTGGGTATTCTTGTTGGATGTCTGGGCATAGCTGGTTACCGACAGGCGCGTCAGGGAGAAATCCGTCTGCGTTACGCCACTGCCGTCCCGTATGACGGCGTCAAGGACATCTATGGTGTCGTCCGCAAGGCTATAGACACTTGTCCCAACCACCAGGGCCAGGCTGGCTTCCTTTACCGTCCAGAGGTTCAGGCCCCGGTTCACCCACTCCAGGGCCAGCAACTCAAGGCTCCTACGGGCTGAACGCAGGTCATATCCCGTCCGCATCTCACCCCCGGCGCGTTCATAGGCTTCCTCGCAAATCTGGAGGATGTCCAGTTTGAAGTTAGCGGTCCCTGATGTTGTTGGCGCGGCCATTAGACGTACTTCTTACCTTTCTTGGTCCGTGCTATACCATTACCTCGACTCACCATACCCCCAGCCTTACCGGCTTTCCTAGCAGCCCTAGCCTTGGGGACTTTAGTAGCAGGAATAACTGTAGGATGTGAAAATCGCCCCGGTATAGGAGCGTTTCCTAACCCACGAATACGAAGGTTCTGGAGAAGATCAGGGCTAATCCCACTACGATCTAGAAGCCCTCTCAGAAAATCACCCCTGACCGTAAATTGCCCCCCACCGGCACTCACACCAGGGAACCGAAGGCTACTAAGAAGACCACCCCCTTGATAACCCTTCTTCTTCTTTTTCTTTTTGTTCTGGGGCTTCGCGTAGGGTATGTCTTTGCGTATAGGCATTACTTTCTGTCCTTTCCTCTGCGCCCAACCATGCCGCCGCCCCTGAATTCCTGCCTTTGAACACGATCTTCCAAATTCATATTTCTAGTACGCCGCAATAATTCTGCCGTACGTCTGTCAAGATCACTGATCCGAGTGGCCCCTTGAGGGGGCGCGAGTCCCCACGGCTTAAATTGACCATAGTTTTCCCCCATTCCTGTGCCACCAAATTCCTTATCTAGTTTGATCTTGGTGCGGGCATCCGGTTTAAACGGTTTACGCCTCAAGGCTTTCATGATCGTCTTACCTGAAATGGGTTTTCTGGTTCTCTTTTTTAGCTCTGGCTTTCTTACATCACCCATTAGATTTTCCTTCTCTTGCGTCCTCGGTTGGCCTTCCTTGACATGATGCGAGTATTACTTGGCGAATTGTCACGGGGATTATTGTTGGCGTGGTCAATTTCCTTACCATCCCCTACCCGGACCCTTCCAGCCTTCTCGGCGGCGTACCTGACACGATGCCGGGCGTTGTTATCCTTCAGATGCTTCTTGTGGTACGTCTGGTACTCCTTCTTATAATCCCTCGGCCTTTGCATCTTAAGCTACCAGATTCCTCATTTCGGCCATCTTGCGGTTAGCCTCGGTATTCAGGCGCTTGGCGTCGGCCTTGGCCCTTTCAGCGGTCTTGCGGTCAGCAACCGCGCTCCTGCGAGCGTCTGCCACCATGCCGCCAACCTTCTCTTGGTCGCTGGCAAGCTGTTCGCGGGTATTTTCCATATATTGCGTAGCCTTCGCCAACTGGACTTCCTTCAGTTTGAATTCTTCCTGATCCCGTTTAAGGGCCTTTCGGTCCTCTTGATTGCGCTTGTTGTGTGCGGCGGTATCCGCTTCAAGTTCAGCCCACGCCGCCGCAAGAGTTTCTTTGTCTTTGTGGATGGCATTGATTTCCTTCTCCCGCTTGCGGTCCTCCGCATCTATCTTGTTGTCGCGGTCATTCTCGGCCTTGGCCAGGTCCATGATGGCCTTGTTGGCCTTCTTGGACGCCTTCTCAAGATTGGCCAGCGTATCTTTAATCTTCTTAGGACTACCAAGAAGGTCAAGAAGTTCGGCCAAGGTGTAATTATCGACCTCCGAAGAAACCCGGAGAGTCCTTGAAAACGCCATTTAGCTTCTCCCTGTATGAATGATCGTGGCGGTAACTGGCCCGGTCCCCGCAGTCGTTATGGCTAATCTGGTGGCAACGGGCGGACTTGTGTAGTTGCCGTCCTGATTTGTCGTTTCTCCCGTCAATGTTGAGTGCGTCAACACCACGGCGTCATTTTCAGCGAAGTCGCTTGCCAACACGTTTGTAAACGTATGTTGCATTGCATACGTAGCCCCGCCTGTCGTGCAGCCAATGCCCACATTAAAATCCGGCCCGCGATAATTCAGAACGTGCCAACCGCTCTCACATTTACCGTTCGTTCCGCTCTCCACGGCCCCGGCAGAGGCCGTGCTGGATGAAATGCGGTCTACCCAGCCAAAATTCTGGTCCTGTGTGGTAGATGTCCCGCCGCTGACCCCGGTGATGCTGTCGGTAACCTCAAACCCATAACGGTCATATCCAGAAACCGTATAAGTGTCTCCGGTATCATCGCCAGCAGAGTACTGGGCCACATGCTGTGGGGTATCGAACTCAGCATATCCATTCACACCAATTTCGATTGCACCGGCAGTGGCCGCATCCGGCGTCACTGATTTGACATGATAGAACTTTGTTGAACCCAGCGTTATCAAGCCCGTGCCTGGCCCGGTAATAGCCTCTGTGATGCGATTACCGTTGATATCCTCACCAACCACCGTGAAGGTTCGCCCAGTATCGTTAGCGGCAGCATAAATAAGTATGTACACACCACGACGGCTTCGGAAGTCTATACCTAGAGCGCCATTCAGCGTCATGGCATCAGCCCCGCTGGGGGTCTGGCTGGCAGCAATGCCATTCCGATCATAACCGGTGGACAATGCCCCGTTGATCAGAAAATCCAGCCGTGCGGCCAGAAGTGTCTCGGTTGTGGAAATCCCGTTACGGTCTAGCGCGTCGGGGCTAAGAGTGATGACCTTTGGTTTGGACATCTTTATATCCTCTCAATATGTGAGTGCTATTTCTTCTTCGATTTCGCCTTCGCTTTCGGTTTGGCCTTCTTGGGAGCCGCCTCTTTCTTGGCGGCTCCCTTTTTCTTCAGAACAGGCAAGTCGGACTGCCCGCTGCCCCACAGCCTAATCTGATTCGTCGCATGTTCACGGCCAGAGAAGGTCTTGACCAGCGTTTCTTCATCGGGACCGCCGATAACCTCGACGGCCCACTTGCCCCCAACTTTTGTCAAGTTGGTATGCATGACTAACGCTCCTTCGCAACAAAGACGTAATCGAAGTCCGTGGTTTCCGCACCGGCAGCACCGTTCCAATAACCGAAGCCCAACGCCATCTCAGCGCCGGGGACGGTGATGTCGGTCATGGTTTCGATCAACACGTCATCGGCATACAACTCAATGCTGGTGACGCCATCATAGTACGCCGCCAGAGTGATGAACGTGTCATCCGACAGGGTGGCGATAGTGCCGCTGTCGCTGTCTGTGGTGTTGTTGTCGTTGTTGAAATAACAAGCAGCGGAAGCATCGACGCTCTCAAAGAGGAAACGCATCGTTGCATCGCGGGGCGTAGTGTCCGTTGAATGAAGGCCAACAATCCATGCGGACTGAATGGCGTCCCCAACTGAAAGCCGGGTCTTGATGAATGCTTTCTTGCCGGTTTCCATCAAGAAACTCTCGGCAAGCCACTCTGCGGCGATACCGTCAAGATCGTCAGCGGCAGTCGTGACACGCGCCATGCCCCCATCCTCGTCAGGTGAAGAGATGGCCGAGGTCCCCGTCCCCCCTGAAATCGCGGTCAGGGTGTAATT